GTGTATGTGATTGCCGACATGGACGAGAAGTCGCTCCTTGAGGCATTCTGGGAGCAGTACCGGCCACTCTTCTCAGCTCATTGGATTGGGTTCAACTCCAACTCGTTCGACTGGCCGTTCCTTGTCAGGCGCTCGATGCGTTATGGGATTACATTTCCCATGGAGTTTTATCAGCCTATCAAGTGGCAGAAGAATCTCGTTGACCTGATGGAGCTGTGGGCCTGTGGCGAGTACCAGAAGAGGATCAGTCTCGACAGGCTAGCCAGATTTCTGGGTGTGGGGCAGAAGAGCGGCGATGGCGCCTTCTTCCATGAGCTGTGGAAGACCGACAAGGATGCTGCCCTCGAGTACCTCGAGAACGACATCAAGATCACCAAGGCTGTGTGGGAGAAGATCGGATGGTGACCATAGGAATAGACCCCGGTGCTGGAGGTGGAGTGGCCGTGTGCGATGATGGCTTAATAACCTTACACGCAATGCCTAAAGGCGAACTAGCCATAGCTGAGCTAATCACCCGCAAGCTCCCGAGCATCGCTTGGGTTGAACAGGTGAGCGGATTTATCGGCACACCACACCCCGGAAGTCGAATGTTCAATTTCGGGGCCAACTACGGATGCATCCTCGGAGCTCTGCACGCCCTCGAGTTTCTCAGCGGTAACGGCTGTGAGGTGAACCTCGTCAGGCCACAGAAGTGGCAGAAGTGGCTCGACATGGGCAACCGTTCATCGAGCAACGTGGACAAGTCGGAGTGGAAAAGGATGCTGAAGCGTGAAGCAATGCTGAGGCACCCGAACCTTATCGCCAAGAATGGTAAGCGGAGCTTGATTACAGACAAGACAGCGGATGCTCTGCTGATATTAGATTACGGGTTAAGTAAACAAAAATAAACAATAATATGAAGGACAAGACAGAAACGAAAGTGCCACAGAGTTTCGCCCCACTGGTTGATCGATCAATGGGAAAGGAGGCCGCTGAAGCCATAGCTGGAGTCTTCGGTATCACACTCAGGGAGGTGCGGAAGAACAGCAAGAGGCCACAGGTTGTGACCCCACGGTTCGCGATAGCTTACGTGCTCCACTGCTGCAACAAGCTGAGCCTGTCTGCGGTGGGCCGAATCATAGGCAGAAACCACAGCACGGTGGCTTACGCCTGCACTCAGTTCAGGAACTGGCTGGACACCGTTCCCATGACTACAAGTATGTTGAGAAGGTGTCAGCAAGCCGCATCACAGGTGCTTGATAGGGGTATGATAAGTAAGCCACAAGTTTCCAATAAGCCAGCGCGGAACAAAACCCCTAAAACAACCAATCCATTAAGGAAAGAAGAGAAACAGGGAGAGAAACTGACAACCTATAAACAGAATAACAGAAATTCCCCCCTCTCTCTTATATATATCTATAAGAATAAGAAGGGGGTTACTAAGGGGGGAACCGTTGAGTACTCCCTCCCCGAGAGGTTGGACAACCCAGACTTTTTCAAAGTTTGGAACGAGTGGCTGGATCACCGTCGAGACATCAAGAAGCCCCTCACCCAGAACATGGTGAAGGCTCAGCTCAAGATGATGAACAGGGAGGGAGCAGCCGTGGCGATGGAGACCATGCAGCAAAGCATGGAGCAGGGTTGGACAGGTTTATTCCCAGAGAAGATCACAGGAGGAAAAAACAATGCACGTATCAAAAACAATAAAAACATTAATGCCGGTTATAACAAAGGAGACGGCTCGGCCTACGAAGACAAAGCTCGGGCAAGAGGGGCTGAAGAAGTGGGCGAAGCGTTTTCGCTTTGACCCATGCCAAGACCCCGTGCTGATGAAGCTACTCAGAGGTGCTGCCGAGTTTGCACGAGACCTGTGCGACAGGTACGAGCACCCTCGCTGGCTCACACTGGTAGGCAAGAGCGGCACGGGCAAGACGCACTTGGCTCGGGGCATCTGGAGGGAATGGAACAGGAAGGCCATGTGGTACGAGGCTCACGGTTGTCGGCTAGTCCGAGAGGGCCAGTACCACAGGTTTGCCAAGATGGTGAACGACATGAGGGCAGGCGGCTACGGGATCTTCCAAAGCTGTGCTGACTGCGACTTCCTCACGCTCGATGACTTGGGCACAGAGTACGCCAGCGAGTTCAGCCAACGGCAGCTCACAGGGATGCTCGACCAACGGGAACGCAAGTGGACGGTGCTAACCAGCAACCTGACGCTCGATGACATTGCCAAGATCGATACTCGGATCGTTGACCGCATGATGCGCGGAGAGAACGAGGTGATCGAGGTAGACACACTCAGTTATTCACTTAGAAACTAAGTATATTCCATGGACAGAACATACGATTACCACAGGGTACCAACGGGAATACGAATCACTCACACACTGTGGGTAGTGTTCGCATTCGGAACTATAATCTCGCTACTCGCATTTGGGTGGCAGTAACACAACAAGAGAAAGGACAGAATGAAAACTAATACAACATTCAAGGCAACGGTCACCCTCGACAAGACTCAGCTCGCTGAGCTGATTATCTGGGCGGTGAGGAACAACTGCTCGGAAGGCTTGACCTTCGGGGCGAACTCCGACGATGACACAGTTCGCATGGCAGTGTCAGTAGCAGAGGCACGGGGAGCTATCGAGGCAACGGCTGACCTACCCCGCAAAGGGGCATCGAAAGAGCGCAGCCAGCGGATGGCTCACCGGCAGCAGCGCAGGGCGGCAAAGGACAGGCGATTCATCCTGAACGAGCTGGGCAGGGTGGACATTGACGGCTCATGCCGTGCGCTTGGCTTGAGCAGGGAGGAGCTTACCAGCAACCGCTGGAAGGGAGGCAGCACAGAGCACAGGGTGAAGTGCGCCATCCTGAAGGAGGTCACCCCGCAACACTCAAGGCCCGAGCCACTCCCCCGCCCACTAGTGAGGAAACCATCGGGAGCCATTGACATCGAGGAGTCACTGGACTCTCTCGGGCTCAGCCGAGCCACAATCCTTCGGCGCCAGTGGAAGCAAGGCAGCAACCCCCACAAGGTCAAGGCAGCTATCCGCTGTGGGTGGAGAGCGGCAGTGAAGGCTAAGCGGGAGATGAAGAGCGCCGCAGCCTACAACGACCGCTACAGCACCAACGGCAACATCATGGGTGAAGCCGAGATGAAGGAGAAGGGACTCAAGGACTTGTCCCAAGTAGCCTGATCAAGTTGAGGGTGGGCTGGGTAACACTAGCCTGCCCTTCCTTGGGCCTAGAGGGTGTACTGAGGACGTTTTTAACTGTAAAGTATATGGTGACCCCGGTGGAGGAACAGAAAGCCCGTGAGGAGGCTCTCAGGGAGGATAGGGAAGATCGGGCCGCCCTCAGCTACTCGGAGGACGAGAAGTCAGCGGCAGCCAAGAGCATCGGCCTTAACACCGCTGGCACTTGGGGGAAGAAAACCCCGCACGAGTTTAAGCCCCTCCACGACCCACCCAGCTACGGCTCAATACACTACTGGCTCGCCTACGCCAGAGAGGTGCTGCTAGAGGCGCAACGGCGCAAGGCATACACAAGCGAGCTGCGGTGCGCTATAGAGGGGATCAAGGGCTATGCCTCCACCCCAAAGACATCAGCACACCACACCGCCGCACTTAGGATTCATAGCGAGCTTACAACGCTTAACAAGGGCTACTCACGATCAACAAGGTGATCATAGGCTGGCTATAGGTGTTCGATACGTCCACTAAGTTCTTTACATAGCCAAGAGAGGTTTATCACGTTTATGGTGTGGGCCGTGGCAGACGCTAACAGCTACAAGCATAAGCAGCCTGAAAGATATCAGGAGATTCTGTCATTACGCAAGGAGGGCAAGAGCTATAACGAGATCACCTCAATCACGGGCGCCGCTCCCAACACCATCAGCCGTATCTGCTACGAGAACGCAGAGGAGCTCGGCAAGTGGAAGAAGCGCGTAAGCAACAAGCTGGGCGAAGCAATCGACCTTCTGAGTGATAGGTTGGTGAGTGAGGGGGATAAGCTGTCAGTAGGTCAGATACCCGTTGCCATCGCGATAGCTTTGGATAAGAAGGCCGCTCTCGACGGGGACAACATTTCCCATGTCGTTCACCACAAAGGGCTTAGTCACTCCGAGATGGCTGACAAGCTGGCCGAGATGAAGACAGCCGTCACGGTGGATGTGGAGACCAGTTGATAATGAATCATCTCATGGCACCCCCAGAATGGAGCACACAGAGCGATTCAGCCCTAATTGGGTGTAGATTGGGTGTGAGCATAGGGGGCGGGGGGGGGTCTATAGGCTCGAGCTGGGGAAATTGGCACGGGTTGGAGCCACTACTTTTTTTTCATGAAAATACATCAACCACCCCTTAAATCTGCATAATGGGCATACCTACACTCACTGGAATATCTGACACCGTGCCTCTAGTGGAGGACGCATTCCCCTTTCAACGTGATCCCCGCATTAGGGTGAAGGACGGCTGCTTGGATATAGATTTCGACCGCTACGCTATAGGGGACGATCAGCTCCTGTACGAGTTTCCCGGTGAGCACAACTTGCAACGAGTGGAGGTCAACCTAGCTGCTGGCACCGTCATTTCAATTGTTGTTGTTGGAGTGCCCGAGTTAGACGTTAAAAATGCATGAGAAGATCATTTAAGCGCCGACCAGTGTGTGTGTGTTGCCGCGGCAGGCTACTTAATTTGGATTTTCACGTTTGCGATCATTGTGAGAGGCGGCATGGCCCGTTTCGGTTTCGGAGGATGGGTGGGGCGACCACACCAGATTGGTATTGGGCTGACCCTGTGAAGGCTGACCCTAGGTTGGGGGTTGCTGTTTGAGTCCCGTCGAGCAGGAGAATTTAGCTGGGTTGAGGAACATGGTTGCGGAGGTGTTCGTGCAGGCGGCTCGGGATTATCGGAAGTTAAAGGCGTGCAAATGGAAGACGATGAAGATGGATGGGGCTAATGTTTTGGTGGAGGTGGAGTTGTCACGCATCAGGGAGTTTTTCTTGAGTGGAGGAGCGGATGCCTACATGGAGTTTTTGGAGAGGATTGATCTTAGGGGTGTTGACCTTTGGGAGAGGCTGACCAGCAGCAAGCGTGGTGAATTTACGAGTTTTAAGGCTTTGTGACGGCTAGAACACTAACACAACACCGGCAGTTAGAAAGGCTGCCATTATACGGGGTTTTGGTTACTGAGCTGGGCCAACAACCGTCACGAACCCCGTCCCACAGAAGTGGTGTGCGGGGAGACTTTAGCGCAGGGAATAGAGGTGTAGGAGAGCTACACACAGGCGGTTTTCTTCTTGTGCCGCTTTTGTTGAACACCATGCGTGTTTTTTTTTGATGCACATAGATGGTGTGAACATTGATGGCGCCAACGAGGATGAGCCCGAGATGGAGGGTGGAGATTGGTTCATTTTGAAGTATGTGGATGCCGATGGGGGAAGTGTTGATGCGGTGGCCCGTCAGAATGAGGATGGTGAGATTATAGTGAACGCAAAAGCGAGTGCCAATATGTGCATAAACTTTTCAAACGAGTTGGTGGATGAGTGGGTAAAAAAGGAGTTCAATGGGGAAAGCATGGATTAAAAAAGCGGCGAAAGGCTTGGGCCTTACGGTTGAGCAGTTGAGGGGTATGCCGGGGGTTGACGGCTATATAACCGAGAGGAAGGTTGGGCCCAACTTGGGCTATATGATCAGTGACGAGGGCATTGAGTTTGCCCATAACAGGATGAACCCCGTGAGCCGCCCTGACCCTACGGTGAAGGCAAAGATTGTCAAGAGGCCGAGGAACAGGCGGTTGTTGATATGCAGGCTTGAGGGGGACGGGATGCCCTTGAGCGAAGGCTCAGAGCAGAGCGAGGCTATAGTGAGGGTGCGAAACAACCAGAACTGGTCAGCGGGACAGGTTATAGAGCTGGACTCGGTTGATAAAGAGGGTCTTTGGCGGCTTACGCACAGGTGGGCTCAATGGGAGAAGCGGAGAAAAAACTGACCCAGTGCGAGATGCTGGAGGGAGAGGTTATGAGTTTAATTAACCGAGCCTACGAGGAGTACGATCTTCCGCAGGAAGCCATCTGGGGGGTGTTACTCAAGAGCTTGATGCGGGAGATGATTTTTCATGTAGGCAGCGAGTACTTCCTGACAGAAGAAGATTTAGATGACGAATACTGAGATAAAAACGGCGATGGGCAAGGAGGCCAATTTGTTGGCTATGAAGTTCGTGAGGGTGCTTGACAGCAAGCAGCAGGATTATGGTTCAGAGAACATAACTATAAGCGGCGAGCTTGGGGTTGTTGTGAGGGCTCAGGACAAGCTGTGCCGGTTGAGGCATTTATTGATAAAGAACGGGGACGTAAACCATGAGAGGATCGATGACTCATGGATGGACTTGGCCAACTACGGGATTATTGGCCATATGTTGCACAACGGGGTTTGGCGTTAGCGGTAAACACAGAACGAGGGCAGCAGAGTCTTGCGGACGAGCGCAGGGCTATGGGTGCTTTCTCCACTCAATTCGGCTTGGGTTGGGTGGAGACCCCGAGAGGCAAACCGGCGAGGGTTGACGGGTTACTGGTCAAGAATGGAGAGCTTAACGGGGTTGGGGAGGTTAAGTGCCGCTACAACCTGACACTGCCTAAGTTTAAGCGTTTATTCGACATGGAGTGGCTTGTCACGGCGAGCAAGATCGAGAAGTGCAAGGAGTTAGCCTCTGGGCTTCAAGTGCCGTTTATAGGGTTCATGTTTCTGGTTGATGAAGGGGTGAGCGGCCTGCTTTTGTGGAAGCGCCTCGACCAACTGACGCTGAGATCAGAGAGAACCGAGACCCAAGCGACGATCAACGGTGGCACCACTCACAGGCTAAATGCGTTCATCCCCATGAAGCATTGCAAGGGGCTGCGGCTATGATAAAGCTGACAGATCACCCAACGCTTTATAAGCCCTCCGAGAAGGAGATACTCAAGTTTGAGGAGTCTCACGGCAGGGACGCGACTGTCGAGCTCCTCATGGGGCGCGAGGAGAAGATACGACTCGAGAAGTCCGACCCGTTCAACCACAGGAATATCCTTCCCCACTGGCAGACGGCGAGCGACCTACTCGACAAGCATGACCAGCTCCTGATCAGTGGTGGCAACCGTAGCGGCAAGACGGCTTTTGCGAGTTGGTATGTGACCAAGCTGTTGGATGAAATCCCCGGCGCCCGTATTGCCTGCTTCAGCATGACGCACCAGAGCAGTATAAGGGATCAGCAGCCCTCGGTGTATGAGATGCTGCCCCAACGATATAAGAAGATCAAAAGGGGTGTGGTGCAGAACATCAAGTACACCCAGAAGAATGGATTCTCTGATGGCACGTTTGTTTTCCCTATAAAGCTGGACTCACCAGATGAGCCGGGGAGCCAGTGCTGGTTTAACGCCTACCAGCAGCCCATGGATATACTCGAGGGATTTGAGGCTGACCTTATATGGTTTGACGAGTTGGTGCCGTTTTCTTGGTACGAGACGGCTGCGTTTCGGCTGGTGACAAGGAAGGGGAAGATGCTGATCACAGCCACACCTATAACTGGCTATACTCCCGTTTACGGCAGCTTTGTGAACGGGGCACAGGTCACCGAGTCGAAACCAGCTAGTCTGATCGACGGCCCAACGGTTCAAGGGGTGCCCAACGGTGAGATGCCGTATGTGATGGAGTGTATCGACCCCAAGCGAGCGGTGATGTTCTTCTTCACCGACATGAACCCGTACAACCCCTACGAGCAGATGGAGAGAACACTTTCGGGGGAGAGTTCCGTTCAGATTAAGATACGGGCATACGGCTACACTGACAAGTCTAGTGGCAACTTTTTCCCGAAGTTTGGGAAGGCTCACGTTATCGAGCCAGAAAAGGTGCCTGATGAGGGAACAAATTATATGTGTGTTGATCCTGCTGGGAGCAGGAACTGGTCTATGCTTTGGCTTCGCGTTGACAGGGATGACAATCTATATGTTTACCGTGACTGGCCTGACAAAGCGTCATACGGGGAGTGGGCTGTGCCGGGGGACAAGGCAGAGGGCGCGATTGGCCCAGCAGCGAAGCCGGAAGGCAGAGGCTTGTCGGAGTACAAGGACTTGATCAACGAACTCGAGGGAGACGAGACCATCGAGTGCAGGCTGATCGACCCTAGAGCAGGCGGCAGCAAGGCAATGACAGATGAGGGGGGCGAGACCCTCATTGACCTCCTGAACGATCTTGGGTTGGACTTTTTCAAGGCACCGGGGCTGCCCATCGAGCAGGGTATCGGTTTGATAAACGAAAAAATGAACTATAACCTTGACGAGCCACTGAGCGTATGTAATCAGCCGTCTCTGTTTATTAGCAGTGAATGCGGGAACCTGATCGACTGTATAAAGGAGGTCTCGGCGGCTGGAGGGGACAGGAACAAGTACAAGGATTTTGTAGACTGCCTGCGCTATCTTCTGACGTTTGATCCTATACACGTTGACGCCAACACTTGGAAGGCCCACGGGGTTGGAGGAGGTTACGGATGAACAGTCTACTGAGCGATGATTCGGTTTTTGTTGGGTTCAAGGAGGCGAGTTCTGCCTTGAACGTGAGCATCAGCTACTTGCAGCAGGTGGCAAACGCTGGGGTCTTGAAGACGTTTACGATGCAAGGGGGCAAACGTAAACTGTACAGGGAAGATGTAATTAAAGAATTTAGGTTAAGGGAAAAAAATGAAAGATAAGTTATCAAGGGCAAGCGAAAAGCCCGATGTACTGGAGCTGCACAATGAGTATAGGAAGGCCATCGACGATGGGTTCACCTCTGAGCGGCTGGATTACTGCGACAAACAGCGTCTTGCGGTCTGGGATGGCCAGAGCAAGGACTTCAAGAAACACGCAGATGACGAGGGTGGAGCCTTCCCGTGGGAGGGCGCTGCGGACACTAGGCAACGGCTGGTTGACACCACCATACGAACCCTGACTGACCTGTTGATGGTCAGCTTCAGGAGGGCTCAGGTGAGGATAAACCCCGTGGAGGCTGGTGACACTGAATCCGCAGCGGCACTGAACACCCTGTTTCGCTGGTTGGTTGGCTCGAGGCTATACAACGAGCTGCAAAAGGAGGCCGAGCTATACGGGGAATATGCGCTGACCTACGGGTACAGTGCGATGTTCGTCGGCTGGGAGCAGTCCTCGATACTCAAGCCGCAGGAGATCACGCTGGAAGCGTTGGCGGCAATGTCCGAGCAGGGCGGGGCTGAAGTGGGTTTCACCTCGGAGATTGTCGAGATGATACAAGACCCCGAGTTTGACAACCAAGTAGCCGAGCTGTTTGTGGGGTTGGTGCCCAACGTCAAGAAGCGCAGGGCGCTCACGATGGTTAAGGAGCTCAGGGAGACGGGTGCCACTGAGGTGCCAATCGCTGAGATGAACAAGAACCAGCCGGTCTGTGTGGCGCTGAAGCCATTCGAGGATATTGTATTCCCCGACGAGACGGTTGACCTCCAGAAGGCGCGAGTGATCTTCCGCAAGACCTACATGACCGAGGTTGAGTTGCGAGCGAAAATACAGGAAGACGATTGGGACGAGAAGTTCGTTGACGCCGCAGTTGACACGGCTGGCAAGTCTCAGGACGCAACCAACGTGATTATAAACGCCACAACACTCTCCCCGCTGTTTGACACTAACAGGAACATGATCGAGATCGTTCATGCCTACACTCGGCAGCTCAACGATGATGATGTCCCCGGTATATACTGCACGGTGTTCAGCCCCTACGCCACCCAGAACGACTCCGATGAGCCGTTGTACGGCAAGCATGAGCTGGTTGGGTACGCTCACGGCAACTACCCTTTTGTGGAGTACCGCAGGGAGCGCCCGAGCCGCAGGGCAATCACCGAGAGCAGAGGTGTGGCCGAGGTAAGCGCCTGCGCCCAATCCGAGTTAAAGGCCCAACGCGACTCCATAATCGACAGGACTTCGCTGGAGACAATCCCGCCGATTCAGTATAACCGGCGTTTAGGCATGGTGAACAACCTCGGCCCAGCCGTCATGGTGCCGGTGAGTAAGCCGGGGGACTATCAGCCACTGCAATTGACCGCAGGAGTCCCCGCAACATCGATGCAGTGCATCGAGATGATCATGCAGGACACGGCTGACTACTATGGCCTGCCCCACTCGAACATCCCGCCGGTCACAACCACACTGAAACAGCAGGCATTGGTGAACAACTGGCTGTGCTCGTGGACTGAGATTTACCAGCAGATGCTGGCTTTATCACTGCAATACCTGTCACCTGAACAGGTTGAGAGGGTCACAGGGGTGCCTCTCGAGGTGAAAGACCTGTCAACGATGCCCGACTTCATTTTGAAGTTCGATGCGCGTGACATGAACGATGACTATGTGCTCAAAAAACTCGAGGTCATAGCACAGCAACTGCTGCCACTTGACGCTGGGGGCTCCATCGAGCGAAACGCGCTTGTAGAGAAGCTGGTTCGCAGTATAGCGCCCGAGCTGGCAGACGAGATCCTGATCGACCAAGGGTCAGCCTCCCAGAGGATATATAACGAGACCAAGGGCGAGCTGGTCGGGATGATGGCTGGCTACGAGGCCAACTATCAGGAGAAAGACCCAGCAGCCCAGAGCAAGATGCAATATCTGGAGCAACTCGTTAAAAGCAACCCCAAGGCCATGGAAGCCGCGCAGGGTGATGAGCAGTTCAAGATGTTGCTGGACAACTACTCGCAGTCGCTCCAATTCAACGTGCAACAGCAACAGAACGCTCAGGTGGGCCGCATAGGAGTCAAGCCGGTTCAGCAAGGGGAACAAGCACAACCAGCACAACCAGCACCACAGCAATGACCTCAATAACCGATAAACTAGCGACAGGAAACGCAGACGATCTGCTGGATGGGATCAACCTCCTGATCGATGAAAGCGTGGATGCGGAGATAGGATTTGTTTCCGCCCCCGGCATTGACGATGGCGAACGCTCGCACTCAGCAGGCAGGCTGGATGCGCTACGATCACTGAAAGGTTTAATCAACGAAGCCATAACAGTAGCCAAAAAGAACAGGTAAATTATAGTATAACAGGTTTAACGGGTTTTTCTCGCTAAGCACACTAGGAAACACGGCCCTCGTAGCGTTATAGCTGCGGGGGTTTTCTGTATTTACCCTCTACAAAACAAATGCTGACGGGGACTTGCGCCCATAAAAGGCATGGCTGATGGACAGAATACAGGCGACTCACTGCCCGAGTCGCAGGAAGCAACGGAAGGGCTGAATAACTTAGGAGGTCTTATTGACCAAGCGGGACTTGCCAGAGTCTTCGGTTCAACCGAGGAGACTGAGCAGGAGGCTACAGAACCCGAGCCTACGCCACCCGCAGATGAAGCTGAAGAAGGGGTAAAGGAATCTGATTCGCCTGAGTCGAGTGACTCGGGAACTGACGAATCGGAAACTGAGTCAAAGGTTCTTTCTAATAGTGAAGATGATGACGAGCCGGTTGACGTTAAAGGTCAAGATGGGCTCCTCAAGCGGATCAGCAAGCTGACTGCAATCAGGCGTGAGACCGAAGATAAGGTCACCACACTTGAGGACGAGAACGCCACGCTGAGGTCGCAACTTGAGCAGAAGGACGAGCAGTCCCCTGCGGTTGTTAATAAAAGCAACCCATTCGGGGATGTGAGGACGCTGAAGGATGTTGAAAGCAAACTTCAAGAAGCTCAGGAGGTGTATGACTGGGCCGAGGATCACCCTAACGGGGTGACTCAAGGCGAAAAGGATTACTCCGAGGAGGACATTCTAGGGATCAAGCGCAGGGCTCGGCAGGCATTGAGGGAGTTGCCCAAGCGACGCGAGTATCTGAGCTCCGAGCGGGAAAACTCAAGATTGGTGGATGACGCCTTTCCATACTGGAAAGATCGATCTCACGCAATGTACCAACAGGCACAGGAGATCTTGAGAAACCGCCCAGAGATAAAGAATCACGCTGAGTGGAAGGCGGATGTCACCATATACCAACTGGGGTTGATGGCTTACAGCGAGTTGCAAAACTCGAAAGGCAAGAAGACCAAAGTTGCAAAGGCGACAGCTCAACCATCAAAGCCAGCCGCTGCACCGAGGAATACTGATGCTGACACAAAACGGAAAACTAACGCAGTCAAAAACTTCACTGAGAGAAGGGATCGAGACTCATTAACTGAACTAATGAAAGGCTTTATTTAAGATGGCACAATTATTTGAAACGGACTTCCAAGGAAGTGGAGGCGCTGCATCAACTGGCCCCACCAAGCGTGAGGACTTAGCAGATTACATCGCGTTAGTAGACGCGAAAGACACACCATTCACCAGCATGGCACCCAAGGGGAAAGACTTGGGGAATATGTATCACCGCTGGAGTGCGGATGCTCACGAGGCAACTACGACGGCTGGTTACAACGACGGGAAAGACGCTGTTGACTCAGCAGACGCCAGTCTTGGAAACGCAGTGAGTCACGGCGCCGCTTACGCACCGTATATCCAGAACCACGCTCGCAACAGGGACGAGTTGAGCAACTACGCTCAGTACTTCCGCAGGGCGACGAAAGTTAGCCCGCTGTCGGCAGAGGTTACCACCCCCGTTGGAGGTAAGAACTTACTCGCCCAAGGGATTGCTAAGAAAACCGTTGAATTAAAACGGGACATGGAAGCAACCTTCCTAAGCGACAACGCGCCAGTGTTGGCAAACGGGACTGTCCCCTACCAGACGAGGGGCATGGGCAAGTGGACTACAAACGCTGGGGGAGGAGTGCTTCCTATCCCAACTACGTTTGACACCCCCACAGCAAGCATCGCTGATGTGGGTACGGGAACAACCGTTGGTGCCACCGATCTCTTCGATGAGGCTTTGGTGCAGGGAGTGTTGGAGTCGATCTATAACGAGACCGGCAATGTTCGATCATACGATCTAATTGCGGGAACGAAGATCAAGAGAGCGTTCACCAACCTGACAAGCACAGTGGAAGGGGCTACCGCTGAAAAGTCGGCTGCTCATGTTCGCACGTTTAACCAAGAGTTGAGCGCCACTACGTTCAAAAGCACGATCTCAGTGTTTGAGGGCGATTTTGGGACGTTGACGATCCACGTGGATAACTTCCTCCCGGCAACCACTACGGCTTACGTCATCCCAATGGAGATGACTGAGGTTCGTTACGGAATGCTGCCTCGAGTGGGCAACATCCCTAACAGCGGAGCGGGAGAGGGTCGAATTGTGGAGGCTGTTGCCTCGCTTGTGGTGAAAAACCCGCTCGCGTTTGGCAAGTTCCACCAAGTTGCTGACTAATAGCAGTCATGCTTGTTAGCTTAGAAGGGCTAGATGAGGGTCTCATTGACGGGATGCTTGCCGAGTTCAAGACAGGCTGGAACAGGCAAAAGGTTGTAGCTCGAGCCGCCCAAAAGCGGCTCGGGCAGACCAACCAAACGGAGCGCAAGTCGGTTGACGGCTTGGGCGCGATGAAAGCGCAGATAAGCGCGGATAGTTATCACTACTGGGGGCAGAGGTTAGGTTACGATTGTTGGAAGGATAAAAAGTTTATGGACAACTACCTAACAGAAAACCCGCAGTGCAAGGTTAAGAGCAAGGGAACCAAGCTACAGGTTGGGCACGGTTCCACGCCAAAGTATAGAAAGAGTTTCGGCTGATGCTGTCACTTGATTTTGGAACAGTACTGAACGGGGTTGCCCAACTAGCGGGGTTGGACAGAGATAATCTGCCAACCCATTTTTTTAAACAGGTCAGGGACTTGGCGAATCGACGGTTAGCGATTGTCTACATATCGGCTCCTTGGCCTGACTTGGTGAGAGTGGTCAGCAGCACAACTGCAACCGCAGACAAGTTCACCATGACATCAACCATGGGGAGCGTTATAGAGGTGTACCAGAAAGACCCGCTGTTAACCACGGAGGCCATCCCTCAGAGCTACAGGCTATATGACGATGGGACTGACAGGTTCATATACACACGGGGAGGCCAGACGAGCGTGTTCGTGGAGTATAGGGAGGCGAGGACAGACCTGACGGGGGACACTTGGAGTGCGGCAAGCGATTACGCAATCGGTGATCAGGTATATTCCAGCAACAATTTTTGGGATGTAGTAGTAGCTAGGGACGGCACAGACGCAGGCGGCTCTGCGGGGACAAGCGGAGACCCCGCTCCTTCGGCAGGCGCCAACTGGGACAAGATCAAGATCCCCAGCCGATTTATGGGTTACATGACCCAAGGAATTTATACAGATTATTTAACCGCGAACGGAACACCCAACCCACTGGAGGAGCAGAAGGCCGAGGGGCTACTGTCAATCGAGCTGGACAGCCTACACAGGGAGCAGGGGCAAGTTCGCAAACCAAAGGTGAGCACATACTAATATGAGTAAAGTAAGAGTAGTAACAGGCGCGAGAACAATCACTTCCGCCCCCGGCGGCGGTGTGACAGTTTTATCAGCATCAGCAGTCGATATATTATCGGCGTCAGATTACCGAAAATCGTTTTTGGTAGCGAACCAAGGTACATCGAAGCTATATGTGAAGCTGGGGGCTACCGCCACATCGACCTCATGGCATTTTGTATTGCCGCCATGTGGATCGGATGATGACGGCACCGGAGGCACGGTTAGTGTGGATGGGTATGTGGGGGTTGTTTCGGTTATATCCTCAACCAGCACAGGGCGGGTTTCGTTTGTCGAGTTCGGTTAAACTGAAAGGAATATTATGGGTGCAAAATTTAGCGGCGGTGGAGCCACGGTATTCCACGACAGAACAGACACTCCCGGCGAGATTGTCACCGAGCTAGTCAACTCAACTGACGGCCAAGGCCTCCACTTCGACGGTGCGGCTGGCTACGTTAGTTGCGGCGATTCGACTATCCTCGATGGGGCAACCAAGATGTCGATGGAAGCGATTGTTTCGACAAGCGCAACTGCCGCCGGTTTGGTTATTGGCAAAAGCCACGCCTCCGAATGCTTTTACGTTCGATTCGACGCTGATGGTAAACTGCGAGCCACAATAAATAACGGTAGCGGCAATGGCACGGCGGTTTCGGCAAGCGCATACAACGATGGCGACCCGAAACACATTGTTATCACTTGGGATGCCGCGACTGTCAGCATTTACGTCAACGGCAATTTGGACGGCACGGCAACACTCGCTGGCGGCTCAATTCCGAATACCAGCGACTTGTTGGGACTAGGCGCGCAGCTTCACGGAAACGGCACAAGTCGTGCGTCTTTCTTTGATGGAATTATTTATCGAGCGAGGTTGTGGAATAAATCGCTATCCCAACCAGAGGTCACGGCTTCATACGAGAACGCGACCGTGCCGTTTGCCGACCAGTATGGGAGTCAGACGGAGTTGGTGGTTAATGGCGACTTTGCGAGTGCAACTGGTTGGGAGGATGGTGCGTATGTCTCCATCGCGGGCGGAAAATCTTCTTGGACAGCAACTACTGGTGGTACTTACGCTTATGTGAGGCGTGCTGATTGGACAATTACCAAAGGCAAGCGATACCGTCTTTCGTTTACTCCGAGCAGCGTTACCGCGAGTGGGCCACTAGTGCTTTATCAATATGATGGAACGAACGCAATTACGGGCGAAATAACTGCGAGCGGAACCGACCCGATAATCACCGAGTTCACAGCGGCCAAGTCATCCAGTTCGGGAGTGCTTTTTGGAAAAGCTGCCAGCACATTCGTTGGCGACATTGAAGTTGTAAGTTGCGTCGAAATCGGCGTGGTCAGCGACTACGACCTAGCGTTCGCCAACCCGACCCAATCTTTGATGGTGCAAGATCGGGCTGGTGCGGCAGACGGCACTTCGTCTGCAACGGGTGTGGTGCAAGTCACGCCTATCGAGCAGTTGAACAGCAAGTCGGCTCGCATAGGAACGAGTGCGGCGACACCGGCTGATGGGGATTTGGATGTTAGTGGAAATGTAAAGATAGGTAGCTCTCTCTTAATCCGGGGCGACAACACCGCGAGCGACCCCGGTATGCCATACATCCGTTCCGATGGAAATTATCTGGTCATAAATTCCGACCCCGACAACGGGATGTATATCCAGAATGACGGCTCTGGCAATTTGAGTTTATGCGAAGGCGGCGGCAACGTGGGGATTGGCGGCACGCCAAAGGCATCTTGGATTTCTGATTTGGCCGTTTTGCAGTTTGGAGAAGTAGGTGCGCTGACGGGAGGAGACACCGCTTGGGGTGGCTATGTCGAACTTTGTGCCAACTCCTACCGTGACTCTGGCGGGTTCAAAAGACTGACAGCCGATTATGCCACGCTGTATGAGCAGAACAATGCGAACGGTTCACACAACTTCAAGGTGGCAGCAACCGGCGCGGCTGACGCGGCAATCACTTGGTCAACTGCGCTCACCATCTCAAGCGCGGGCCTCTCATCATTTGCGCCGGGAACCAACACCGCTGGCATTAACGTAACGACCGCTGGCGACCCAGCTTACGGTGTAAAAATTGACTCGGCTGGTGCGGGTATCACCAACCCAAGTCTATGGGTTTACAACAACGGTGCTAGTAGTGGCCCGTTGGCTTTTATTGAGCAAGACCACACCTCTGGGACTGGTGATGTTCTAAAAATTCAGAACGATGGGAGTGGCCGGTCGATTTATGTCGAAGGCGGCGGCATCGTTGAACAAGGCGGCGTCCTCAAATCCAACTTGCTGACCAACTCCGGCTTCGACGTGTGGAGTAACTCGACGCTGGAGAATGTTGGGAGTGAGTTAGTTACTAATGGAACTGCTTGGACAGGAGCAACAGGGGCAACCAAACCGAATGATTGGACTCAATGGGCAGCTGCAACGTGGACTATAGATTCAAGTAGTGGTTCAGGGGCAGAACCCGCATTAAAAGTTGAGCACAATGGAACAAATAATAATCCTGCTATGCATCAAATAGCTACTACAGTTGTAGGGAAATTATACAAAATATCAGTAAAAGTTAAAAAAGGAACAGCGTCTTATGCGTGGTTAAGGTTAGGAACTTCAGCTCAAGGGGGTCAGTATAATTATTGGGCTAATAGTTCTGGTAGTTGGGATACGATAGAATATGTCTTTGAAGCAACAACTACCACAACATATTTAAGTTTTGAAGCAACAACTAGCACAACTGGACAATACTCGCATATAGACACCGCATCAATCTACAAAGTCACGCCGGGGTGCGTCGCCGGTTCCGCTGGCAAAGGGCCAGACGGGTGGACTAAACAAGCTTCAGCACGCGACCACTTGACCCGTCAACATTGGGACGGGGATGGCGGCGATTCTGACGCGACCAAGACCGGCAGCTTTTATTCGATGAAAATCACGAAGGCGAGTGCGTCCGGTGGCGGGATACACCAAATTATGCCGGTTGGACAATACCGTGGACGCACAATCACCTTTGGCTGCTGGGTTAAGACAGACGCCACCAGCTTTATTCGCCTATATGTCGATGATGGAGTGAGTTGGCCGGACTATACTGGTTACCACACGGGCGGCGATACTTGGGAGTGGCTTGAAGTGACGAGTGCCGTGGACGCAACCGCACCCTCGCTTAAAGTTTTTATTGAAACAACCGGCAACGATACCGAAGTTGCCTACATCAGCCAAGTGATGGCCGTGCTAGGCAGCGCAATCGGCTCGGGGAATTATTCGCGACCGATGGGGGAGATTGTTTGGTGTGAGCAGTCTGTCCCATTAAACAATTATATTGGTTCTACTGTAAGCTCGAATGAAACCATAAACCTAGAATCAAATTCAAACGGGAAAATCCCCAAGGGCGCAGCGGGCGTCAACTATTCGGGTTCTGCTTATGGCGTAGCGTATCAATGGTTAACTATTTCGCCATCGACAAGTGGAAGTTATCCCGTAACTGATTATCTGCAACTTCTCAATCAATACTTATCATTTGGCCGGTTTGTTGGTTGCGATTCAAGCGGAGATATTGCAATCAGACGCAACGGGACATTGAGTGGGGTTACGATAGACATACTGGGAGTTAAACTTCGATAAGTTTTTACAATGGCAACTACATTAAATTCAACAACACCGATTGACGAGACGCAGAAGTGGGTTTCTGTTCAAGTCGAGGCAGATGGTGACAAGTGCAACTTCAACCACGTTGCACCGGCAGACTTGGAAGGCGATGACTTGCAAGAGTTCGTTGACGGCAAAGAAGATTTCTACAAGCGCGAGTTGCTTCGCAATATGTATGAAGGCGCGGACTGCTACGATAGCGGCTTGGAGGATTGGGATAAGTGGATTGCCGGTGGCGCGAAGAACGCTGAATTGAAAAAGACAATCACCACGCCAGCGCAACCCGCAGTTGATGCGGTGATGGGCGAGCGGCAAGTGGTCGTTGAAAGCGAAGTTGATGAGGAAGTTTCCACAACTGAAATCGTCGAGGTCGATGGCAAGTTCGTTGAAAAGACCGTCACCGAGACAGTCACCAAGACGGTCAGCACTCCGCAAGTCACGAAGCATCAACTCTACAACGATGCCGGTGAGGAAATCGGCGAACACGAAGTGCCGGTGATGGAGTCGTATGAAGTCACTCCCGCCGTTGAAGCGGTTGAGGAAACCAGCGAGACAGTAGTTGTCCGCGCCGAGAGTGTGGTGGAGAAAACGCCGTGGAAAGACACGGCAGAATAATTTTGGAAAGATGATCGAAGTTAATACAATACCCAATCCAGAGGCGGGGCTGAATGTCTCGAAAGTAAGAATCAGCTTGAACAGCGCGGCAGAGTTCTCGATGCAGTTCAACGTGGTTGGCTGGGGCAAGTTCACCAACGCAGACGGTGATGAGGTTTGGGGCAACGCGCCGCTCGTCTCGACGCTGCTCAAGGTTGATGGCGATGCGTGGAAGAACTGGACGCCAGATGCTGCCGGTTCCGATTCCGAGTACATTGTCGGACTCGCGCTGGGCGCTCTTGGCTTACAGATCGACGACACGGTTGTTCCAGCCGAGCCAGAAGCACCGGCTGAAGAATAGAACCATGAGTGGAAAAAGGGGGAACAACGATGATTGAACTGCTAGTGGTAGTGGCGATTATCGCGGTTCTTTCGTCGTTGCTCTTGACTGCCGTTAGCACCGCAAAGCGGAAGGCGCAGAGGGTGGCG